CATCGTTTCCTTCGGCACGGTCGTTCAGGGCGAAATCGGCGGATGGATCGAGGCCGAGGCAAACCTGCAGGTGTCCGGCAACGCGTGGGTGTACGGCAACGCGTGGGTGTCCGACAACGCGCGGGTGTCCGGCAACGCGCGGGTGTACGGCGACGCGCAGGTGTCCGACAACGCGCGGGTGTACGGCGACGCGCGGGTGTACGGCGACGCGCGGGTGTACGGTGACGCGGACTTCCTGCTGATAGGGCCTCTCGGTTCGCGCGGTGACCCCCTTTGTATCCATGCCGACCTGAAGCTCGGCGTTCGCTTTACGACCGGATGTTTTTCCGGCACCGAATTGCAATTGAAAGAGGCGATCAGCAAAACTCACGGCGACAACGAATACGCGAAGCAGTACCGCGCCGCGATTGAGCTTGCCTCGCTCGTCGTGCGGCCGGCGAAGGCCGAGAAAAAAGAGGCCGCGTAATGGACCGGGACATTCAGTTTCTTCAGACGGCAGGTGAAGCGGTAAACGCCGCAGCGGTCGGCTTGCGGGAAGACAACGACCGCGCCGAGCGCCGCGCCGGGCTGAACCTTGCCGACGCGCGCGAGGAACTAACGCTCCGCGACCAGGGCGTGATCGCCCTCGGCCTGTGCGCCACCACCCGCGCGTATTCCCAGGGATTGAAGGCGCTGGTGACGTGGGCACCTGACGCGCTCACCTTCACCTGCGAACACGACGACGAGCAGATCGCCCGGTGGGCCGGATTCAACGCCCTCGAAGGTGAGGACGATTTCGAAGAGCGCCGCATCAAATTGATCTGGATGGGCACAAGGCAGACCGAGCGCGGCACCTTCGCGGCGCAGTTCGAAGTGGTGGAAGCCGAATGACCGGCGACGTTGCCGTGTCGTTCGTTGTTGCCGCTGCTGGCCTGTTCGCCGTCGCCGACATTCTCTGGAGGTTCCTATGAGCCGCATCCTCGACAAGTCGTTCAAGTACGTGCCGTCGCACGAAACGGACCTGAAGAAGCGGTTCGCCAAGATGCGCGCCGAACTGAAAGCGAAGGCCGCGCGGGAAGCCGAACAGGCGCGCGTCCAAGCCGCGCAGAACGCCGCCAACGCTGCCGAGGCCAGCAGCAAAACCATTTCACTGAAAGCGAGGAAAAAATGAGCGCAGTTCTTGAGAAGGACACGAAGCCCGGCTCGACCGTCGTCGTCGCCGATACGCCGTACTCGAAGCGCGAGGCCGCGCCCGTGCCCACGCCAGTTCAGGACCAGACACCGATGCACATGCTGTCGGTCGCGGTACGAAACGGCATGGACGTTGCCACCATCAAAGACCTGATGGCGCTGCAGGAGCGCTGGGACGCGAACGAAGCGCGCAAGGCCTTCAACGGCGCCTTCGCCGATTTCAAGTCCGAGGCGGTGAAGATCATCAAGCGCACCGAGGTCAAGGACGGCCCGCTGAAGGGGAAGTTTCACGCGAACCTGTTCGACGTGGTAGACGCCACCACGCCGCCCCTGTCGAAGCACGGCCTCACCATTTCGTGGAAGCTGACCAAGGACGATCCGGCATGGATGGAAGTGACGTGCACGCTGCGCCACGTCGGAGGTCACTCGGAATCGGTTTCGATGGGCGGGGCACCGGACACCGGCCCCGGCCGCAACGCCATCCAGGCGCGCGGCAGCGCGAAAAGCTACCTCGAGCGCTACACCGCCACCGCGATCCTGGGCCTCGCCGCGCAGGACGCGGACAACGACGGCAAGGGTGGCAAGGACAACAAGCTGCCCGAGTACCAGTACCAGGCGTTCGTGAAGAAGATCACGGACTGCACGACCGAAGAAAAAGCACTGAAGGCCTGGCGCGAAGGGCTCGCCGAGTGCGAGAAGTTGAAGGACAGCGACAGCGCGAAGGCGCTGCGCATCGTCCTGCGCGATCACCGCGCGTTCATCGCCAAAGCGAACAAAGCGGCGTGATGGACCTCTCCGCCAGCATTCTCATCCAAGGCTCCCCGGAGTGGCTGCAGGCCCGCTGCGGTCACGCCACCGCGTCAGAGTTTTCCTCGATCCTCGCGAAGGGTCAGGGCAAGATGCGCGCCTCCTACCTTCGGCGCGTGGTGGCTGAGCGCCTGACCGGCAAGCCATCGGAAAACTACAGCCACGGAGCATGGGCGAAGAATCTTGAGCGCGGCCAGGAGCAGGAACCGCACGCCCGCATGGCTTACGAGGCCCTCACCGGCAACCCGGTCGAGGAGGTCGGCTTCCTCAAGCATCGGGACCTGATGGCTGGCTGCTCGCCAGATGGACTGATCGGCACTGAGGGCGGCGCGGAAATCAAGAGCGTCATCCCAACCGTGCAGCTGACGACGATCCTCGATGGCGGCTATCCGTCCGAGCATCAGGCCCAGGTGCAGGGCTCGCTGTGGATCTCCGGTCGGAAGTATTGGGATTTTTGCTCGTTTTCTCCCGACATGCCGGCGAACCTGCGCTGCTACGTGCACCGCGTCGAGCGCGACGAGAAATACATCCTCAACCTCGCGGCCGAGGTGACCGTATTCCTGAAGGAAGTCGATGCCCTGGTCGCGAAACTCATGGAGCGCAAAGCATGAAACCCGGCGAAGAGATCGTTGCGTATTCCCCGACGAAGGCGGCACTCGCCGACCTGACGACCCGCTTCAAGGGCCTGGTGTTCGACGTCACCACGCCGAAGGGCATGCAGGACGCCAAGGCCGCGCACAAGGAACTGGCCGCGCACCGCATCACGCTGGAGAAAGCGCGCGTCACCACGAAGGCCGAAGCCCTCGCCTACGGGAAGTACGTTGACTCCGAAGCGCAGAAGATCGCCGAGCAGCTGGCCGAGCTCGAGGACCCGATCAAGGCACAGATCGAGACTGAAACGAAGCGCGAGCAGCGCGAACGCGAAGCCGCGGTTGAGGCCGAGAAGCTGCGCCTCGCGCAGGAAGAGAACGCCCGTCGGGAAGCCGAGGAGAAGCGCCTGGCCGACGAGCGGGCGAAGAACGAGGCCGAAGCGAAGCGGCTGGCCGACGAGAAGGCCAAGTTCGAGGCCGAGCAGGCGGCAGCGCGCGCGAAGGTCGAAGCGGAAGAGCGCGAGCGCCGCGCCAAGGTCGAGGAAGAAGAGCGCGCCTCGCGTGCCCGCATCGAGGAACAGGAACGGGCAGCGCGCGCGGTGGTGGAACAGGCCGAGCGCGATGCCAAGGCCCTGCGCGATGCGGAACTGGAGCGCCAGCGGGTCGCCGACGAATCGCGCCGCAAGGCCGAAGCCGAGGCGGAAGCCAAGGCCAAGGCGGAGCGCGACGCCAAGGAAGAAGCGGAGCGCAAGACGCGCGCGGAAGCCGAGGCGAAGGCGAAGGCCGAGCAGGACCGGAAGGATGCCGAGGCGCGCGAGCGTCAGCGCCTGGTGCTGGAGAAGGCCGACTCCCGCACGTCCCTCGAAATCTGGCGGAACCGCTACGGACACATGCCGGAGTACGCCGGCGTGGTGAAGGTGATCGACGAATGCCTCGAAACTGCGTGAACGCGCTCGCCCGCCACCGCATGACCGTCGCCGCCCTCGGCTGCTTGCTTGGCCGGCGTGGCGTGGGCGGCTGCGAGGGCGCGACCGAACTCCACCACGTTGCCGAGGGCTCCGGAGTTCGCAACGAATGGGCGCTCGTCCCGCTTTGCGAAGGGCATCACCGCGGGCCCGCAGGACTTCACGGCATGGGCCCGAAGGCTTTCAGCCGGCTGTACCGGCCGCCGGGAGATTCGGAATTCGGCCTGCTGATCTGGCTGCTGGAGTGCCTGGCGCACCGGAGGGCGGCGTGAAATGAACCTTCGCCGGTTCGTGCGCGACACGCTCAGACCAGCCATCGGCTTCGTGCTGGCCGGGCTCGGACTGACGGCCTTCCTGATTGGAGCGGCTGCGTTTCTTGTTTTCAGTTGCACACCGGCCCATGCCCAGGTCGAGATTCGCATGGCCTCCCGCCAAGGGGTTGACGGGAACATGGTGCCCGTCCTGCAAGTCCGTGGCTTGGAATGTCCGAATGCGCTGTCGAAAGGTGCGGCTTGGGAGGGTTGTTCCTATTTCGGTTATGTCAATTTCATCGGCGGCGGCGCCAACATCGAACTTACCGCCCGACATGAGGATGACCACGTAGCCGGGATGAGGCATAGCCCGGACTGGCTGACTGCCGGGAGCGGCCACAAGTGCGTGGTGATTCTCGCTCAAGGGCACACGCAATGGAAGGCTGGGAATCTTCTCTGCCGACGTGGTGACGGCAGTTACTACCAAATTCAACCATGACTCGGAGGACCAAATGACGCTGGACGAACAGATCAAATGCGTCGGCCGCGAGACCGGCCTGCGCAAGGCCGTGTATCCGCGCTTCGTCGCCTCGAAGAAGCTCACGCAGGAGAAAGCGGACTACGAGCTGGCGGCAATGGAGGAGGTCTACAAGACGCTGAAGGCGCTGAAGGCCGACAGCGGAGCGAAGGTTGCACCAAATGCCGCTCCGCAGGAAGTGCCCGAGTCTCGGATGGTTCATAGCCTCCCCAAAGGCGGGCCAACACCTGCGGCAGCGGCTCCGGAGGCGCGGGCGAAACTCAGCGCACCGCAGCAGACGGAGCAGCCAGACCACAGCGAGTTAGTGGAGAGATTGCACGAACTCTATCGGCGCATGGGGCGTGACGAAGATTCGATAATTGGCGTTAGGGACATGAAAGTTGTGCTAGATGCCGCCTCCGCCCTCTCGCGCACCGGGGCTGCGGGCGCTGTTTCAGACGGAAAGGTGGAAGCATGAATATTGATGAGGCTAAGAAATTTCTCAAACTCGCTGGTGTTTGCTACCCGCCTGACGACGAGACTCCGGGGCTTGTTCTAAACATGAATGACGTATGGGGATGGGCGACAGCGTGGGGCGAGGATGTTCCAGACGATCAGATAATGGAGGTTATCGTATTGCTGTGCAGATACGGGGATGCTGGCCTTCTATATTGGGTCAGTGAACGGAACGAATGTATGCGCTCAGAGTTCGAGGACATAAATCGATTCGTTGATTTTGTCCGAAACGAGGAGCGAATCAAGAAAGAGACGCCAGAATCCAATAAGCGCGCCTACAGGAAGGTAACGTACACGCTCGGCGCACCGATAGACAGCCGGAGCGCCAAGGGATGAGCCTCTGCTTCACCCGCGAGGAATTGCAGGAAATGGCCGGCCGGACCCGCCGCTCGGCGGTCGTCCGGTGGCTCGATGCCCGGCAGATTCCCTACGTGCTGGACGCCGACGGCTGGCCGAAGGTGCTCCGGACCGCCGTCCTTGACCAGTCGCACGCGACCCCGCATCCTGCCGAACCCCAGCTCCGCTTTCAATGAATGGGAATTATATACTTGACTCCACCAAGCGAATCAGCGGGTTATGAACGTTAGATTGACTCAAATTGACGGCGCGTTACCGAATCTGGCGCTGATGAAACTCGCGCACTGGCATAAAGCGCAGGGCGACACCGTGACCGTGACGCGCCACATCGAGCCGCAGCTTGACGATCCGACCTATGACAAGGTGTACGGCTCCGCTATCTTCAAATTCTCGCAAGACCGCCTGATGAGATTCCAGCGGCAATGGCCGACCGCCATCGTGGGCGGGACTGGCACGCCATACGTTCACACCGTCGAGGACGTGATCGGCAAGCCTGAGCATGAGTTCTACGATTACAGCGGCTACCCAGACTTCAAAGACTCGCTAGGCTTCACGCAGCGCGGGTGCCGCCTCAAGTGCAAGTTCTGCGTGGTGCCGACGAAAGAGGGCAAGAATCGCGGACTTAATCCCGTATCGGCAATCTGGCGCGGCGATCCCTACCCGCGCAACCTGAACATTCTTGATAACGACTTTTTCGGTCAACCGGACTGGCGACTGCGGATAGCCGAGATCATTGAAGGCAAGTTCCGAATCTGCCTTCAGCAAGGGATCAACGTCAGGCTCATTGACGAGGCCGCTGCCGCCGCGCTGGCGACCGTCCAGTACCGAGACACCAAGTTCAAGGAACGACGCCTATACACGGCCTGGGACAACCTGAAAGACGAAGGCGTGTTCTTCAAGGGCGTGGACATTCTGGAACGTGCTGGCATCCCGCCGAAGCAACTGCGGGCATACATGCTGATCGGCTTCGACAAAAACGAAACTTGGGAGCGCCTATGGCACCGCTTCAACCGGATGGTCGAGCGCGGCATTGAGCCTTACCCGATGGTGTTCGACCGCAGCCGAAAGGATTTGACCAAGTTCCAGAGGTGGGTAATCACCGGCCTCTATCGGGCTGTCCCGTTCAGCGAGTACGACGCCAACATGAAAGGCTCTGCTGCCGAGAACGCTGAAAACGCGCAGAAACAAGCCCGGATGTTCGCGTGATGAAGCCCACTAGCCAAGCCGTTGAATCGGTTAGTGGAGTTAAGTATATAAGTCCCAATGGAATCATGTATATAATTCCCCAATGAATCGCCCACGCAAGCGCGACCGGCACCTGCCGAAGCGTGGTCGGAAATTCGACCTTCACGGGTTGGCCTCGACCATCTGCCAGGCGGCTTTGAAGAAACCGTCCCAGGTCTGCCGCCAAGGCTTGCCCGGGCGCCAGGCGTCGATGTACTGCGCCCACCCGGTGGCAGCGTCACCACGGGCAGGAAGTGCCGGCGACAGCGTCCACAAAAGACAGCGGGCGTAAGCGAAGGCCAGCACGTCGTTGTGCTCGATGGCCGTATAGCTGACGAACGGGTCGTTGTTGTAGTCGAGCCGCGCGAGCACCGCCTCGATGATCGGCCGGCTGGCGTGGTGAATGAGCACGCCCTTGATGCCCCCAAGCTCGAACTGCCAGAAGCCGCGCGCTGGCCCCCGGATCTGTCGGCGTTCGTCCCAACGCGACTCCTGCATCGCGATCGCCATCAGCATCGCCTTCGCCGCCGGAACGTCCATGTTGGCGGGAAGTAGCGCGGCGGCGGCCTTGTAGATCGGGCCGAAGGCGGTGAAACTCACGGCGTCTTGTCCTCGGCGCGGGGCGCGTCTGGCGCAGGCGTGACGCCCATCGCTCGAATCGCGGTCGCGGTCGCCGAGTTCGCGCTGTCCTTGCTGAAGTACGCCTCGACGATCTTCGCCATGATGGTGCTCAGAATGCCGAGCAGCAGGACGAGGGTGTCCTTGTTCTCCTCCGGGAACGGCACGAAGAACGCAATGCAAAGCGCGGCGAAATAGCCCACCGTGTAGACGAAGGACAAAATATCAACGGTGCGCGGCTGGTAGCTCACTTCAGCGGGACCTTCCCTGAGAGCCCGAGGTAAGCAAGCAGCGCAAGGCAGCCCGCCCCAATGATCCACAAAGCCGCCCGAACCACGTTGCGCCCGACCTCTTCGTAGACGAGCCGCAGGGCGTGTGCCGCCGCTCGTTGGGCAATTTCATTAATCTGATCTTTGGAAAGCCAGGTCGAGCGGCGACGCTCATCGGGATCTCGTCCATGATCTTCTTCCTCTTCAGTAGATCTCCCCGACATGGCACCCCAGGCAGCTATTACCTGTTCTTTTGTTCGGCTGCGTCTCGCTCGCGCTCCCAGGCGTCATGCTCGGCGACGCGCTGGTTTACTTCCGCCACTCCTGCCGCAATCGCCGCCGCGCTGCCCTCACGGTTCACTGCGGCCAGCTTCTCTGACGCTTTGCCTTCTGCGCGCCCGGCTTGCAGTGCCTCGGCCCTTGTTGCGGCGACAAGCGCATCCTTCATCGAGTTCGTGTTCTTCTCCACCTTAATCACTTTGAGCAGGCTGGCGACTGCTGTAATGGTGAGCGGAATTGTCCCAAGGAAAGCACTGATGATGACTGTCCAGTCGATCATAGTTTTATCATCGTATTGAGGAACAGCGTCGGCTGCATGTTCGGGTGTGCGACGCCGTTGCCTTTTGATGTTGTGACGATACTGGGCGCGGGGCCAGAGCCATCACCGGACCAAAGATTGGGGGTTGCGCCGGCGACACTATTCTGATTCGCGGCCCACGAGTGGGTGTGTGGTGTCAGTTCATTCTCGGTCAGTGCATGGGTTTCCACGCCAAAGGTTAGTGCCAATACGCGGGCCGTCAGGCCGGAACCTGCACCGTATGTCGCCAGCGCCCGCCCCAATGCCTTCGGCAAGGCAATGGTCTTGTTGACGGCATAATCAGCTGCGGCGCTCGCGCCGCGCCCTGTTGATACTGCGCATTGCGCGTCAGCGGTATTCGCCCAAAGTAGTGTGAATAAGTCCACTGTGTCGGCGTTCGCCCGGCCCGTTGCGCCGCTGGCGGCGTTACCGATAGTTGTATCGTCCATCAGGACCCAGCCAGCATCAGCCACGGTCTTAATCGTAAGTTTCACGTCACCAGTTGTGAAAGCTGAGCCAGAAGCGGCAGCACCAAGCGTTGCTCTTGCTGCCGCCGCATCGGCATCATCAAGCAGCGTCTCGATGAAAGCCGACACGGCAAGATTCCCCGCGGACGCCAGAGCGTAGAGCCCGAACACCGCGGCGGCGTTGAAGCCCAGGAACTTGGAGGCGCGCGCTGTCCATTCCGCTGATGTCAGCACCTGATCGGCCACCACCTCTACGGGGGCTTTGAACGCGCGCGCAACAGCCGCGGCGACCTGCTGAATCTGCATTTCCTCGGAATCGAAGTCCCGATCGACGGTCTCCTCGTCGAACGATCCGTTGCGCTGGTAGTCGGTGGCCCGCGTGTAGGGCCGCAGCCGCTGGATGATGACCGCCGAAAGGTTCGCAGGCGCGGCGACGAACGTGATGCTTCCGCCGCCTGCATCCCCTTCACCAGCCACGGTGTAGTGAGTCGTCAACGTCTGCAGCACGCCATCAACGGTGACCAGCAGGTCGGACTCGTCGATGATCCGGTAGCTGTAAGCGAAGACCGTCGTTACGCCGTTGCCGACGTGGCTATTTGGTCCGGGATAGGCTGCGACGGGCATGGTTCAGCTCCTCAATGCAGATCGACACCGACTTCGATCGGCCCACCGGACGGCCGCCAGGTGTGCTTCTTCAGCTCTTTCACGTTGCCGATCACCTTACCGATCCTGATCGGCGTTTGCTTCACAGCCCCAGCACCGGAGTCGATGTAATCGTCGGCCTGGTTTAGGACCCCAGGAATCCAGTCGTTCATCTGGTCGATCAGCGGGCCGTCCCACATCGAGACGTGCGCCCACAGGTACTGCCCGGAGAGCGGGGGTTCGAGGGCATCGAGGATGTACTTATGCTTCTGCTGCTCGCTCGTCCTCACGACCTCGATCACGCCACAGCCGGTCCCGGCGAGCGCCTTCCTGAGAAGCGGTGGGATGAAGGTCCCCGGCCCGTTCGTCTCCAGGTGCACGTTCTCCAACTGGTACTTGATCGCTATTTCTCGGACCTGGTGGCACTGGCTCGCTTCCTTCGCGTCCTCGTCGAAGATGTCACCCGACAAGGCGTTCGTTCGGTGCCAGTAGAGATTGCCGCGCTCGTCGGTGAATACGAGTGAGGTCGCCGAAACGTGCGTGCCCTTCTTGCCCAGCGCCGGGTCCCAATACAGGACAGCACCGACAAGTCGGACATTCGCGAGCAGCATGCGCACTTCGCCGTTCGCGATGGTGATCGCCGGGTCCATGTCGTAGGGGATCAGCCGGTTCGGGTCCAGCCGGATCTGATGCACCGGCTTGGCCTCGAGCTGGTACTGCGAGTCCCATGCATTTATCGTCCGGCACTCCTCGCGCCTGAACTTGATCTCCGCGCGGTCGAACCTCTCCGGCCAGTTGTTGCCCGCGTAGATGTCAACCAGCATGCCGGGCGAGCGCTCGAAGACCACGGCCTTCTTCACGACCTTGTAGTCCCGACCTTCGGTGAGCAGCTTCATCCCGCGAAAGACGTACAGGTCCTCGGCGTCGTCAGGCTCGAACGGGAAAAGGAACCGGCGCTGTTTCTTCGTCGCCTTGTCCTCGTAGCGCACGTGATGCTCGAAGAGCGCGAGCTTTAGCAACTCAGCCCCTTCATCGGCGAGCTGCTCGTAAAGCGAGTTATGGGTGTGCGGCGTCCCGACGTAGAGCTTGCGGCCGCCGGGCACGAGGATGTGCGTCTGCTCGTCCAGTCGCTCGCGCACCCGCTCCCGAGCCTCCGGGGTCCGAATGTTCTTCGGCACCTCGACGTCATCGTTGATCACCTCGTTCGCGCGCGAGGAGGTGACGTTCGAGGTGATGCCGTGGGCCGCAAGGGACGGATCGCGGGGGTCCTCGTTGCCAACGACCGAGAAGCGCTCGAGCGCCCAGTCAGCGGGGTTGATCATGTTTTCCGCCTGGAGCCATGGGTGCTTGCGGATCACGTCTTTGGCGTGACGACTCACCTTGCGCGCGAGCTTGTCGTCCGCGCCCTGCACAAGACCGTGGTAGTTGCGATCCTTCCACACGCGAAAGGCGATCCAGCAGCCGACGATGTTTGACTTGGCGACACCGCGCCACGCGAGCAGCACGCCGATGCGCTTCACCGCCTCGATCCAGAGGCAGATTCGAACGTGCACCGCGGGCACTTTCCATTTTTTGTACTCCGCCCACTTCAGGAAGAACGCCAGAAATTCACTTTTCACCCCGCGCTTTGCGATGTCGATCGAGGATCGCGATCCCCTGCTTGGTGAGCGCCGCTGCTTCCGCTTCTCTTTCTTTCGTGCCATCGGTCTCCGCAGGCTTCGGATTGGCGTCGCCGCCCTGGTCGCCGACGTTGATTTCGCGGAGCACAGTCTGGATATTGGCCACCAGTCTCAGGGTCGCCAAAGCGTTTTTCTTGAACCAGTAGCGATCCCCCCGATCCTGCGCGGTCTTCATGCCAGGCATCCTTTTCGGCTCGGCTTCGGCGATGAAAACGTCGATCAGGGCTTCCTCGATCGCCGCCAGCCTGGTGACTTGTTCCGGGCGCATGGCCTATACTCCTCGGCTCGTGAAATCACTCGCCGCCTTCGTCGCGGTCAATGCGTTCTTCGTGGCGCTGAACATTCTGTTCGCGGGGCTCATCTACGGCCTCTTCCGTCTCGGCCAGACCGTTGCGCCGGAACTCATGGAGATTCCGCTTTTCACGTACCTGCTCGGTCTCGCCTGCCTCGCCGCGACGATCTGGTTTGCGTGGAAGTCGATGCAGATCATGGGGCGGCTCGCCCAAGGTCGGGGGCGCGGTCGGGGCTGAATTCCCCCGGCGACCACCACCAATCCTGCCCGTAGTCGCGCATCGTGCGCGAGCGGATCGACTGCAGGTATCCGGGCGACAGCGCCTCGAACACCTGCTGAAACACCATGTGGTCCAGAGCAGCTTTCGTGTACCAGATATTCCCGCCCGGGATGAAGCCCTTCAGGTCCTGCGCGGTCTGCGCGAGAAAGTGCGTTTCCTTGCCCTCGGATTTCTTGGCGATGGCGTTCATGGGCTGCGTGAGGCCCAGCTCGAGCAAGGGGCCGATCGTCGGCCCTGAAATAGATTCGAGGATGCCAGAGCCGTACCGATTCTGATTCGTTCCGTACAGGAAGTCGCCGTAGATGCCCAGGGCTCCGCCTTGCAGGAAGGCCTTGCCCCAGAACTTCCACGCCCGTTCGTCGGTCATCGCGAGCGGATCTTTGCCGGAGAGCATTTCGCGCGTCTGCATCAACATCGCCCCGGCAAGGGTGGTCGAGGTAATGAGGAAAGCCGTCATCCCGGCCTTCGAGGTCATGCCCTCGCTGTTGGCCACCGCGTCGATTCCGCGCAGCAGCATCGTGTAGGGGAAGGCCTTGAACTGCAGCACCGAACGCCCGATCTCGCCCCAGACCGTACCGCGCTGCTTCCTGCCGTAGAAGGTGGCGCGCTCTTTCCAGCCCGGGGTGACGATGGCGAATTCGCTTTCGGTGTTCACCGAACCGAGAAGCTTCACGATCGCGTCCTGCCGCACCTTCGCCGCGGCCGCGGTGTCGATCGGCCCGGCGGGCAGGATCGCCGCGCGCTGCAGGTCCGCGTCCGAAATCCGGCTGATGCCCTCCGGGGTCAGCACGCCATCGACCCCGGCAATGCGCTCAAGGCGTGCCAGTTTCCACACGCCCCAGTCCGAGGCGTTGATGCCGTAGTTTCGAAGGAGCCGCATGTCGGAAGCCGGCAGGTCGGCGAAGGCCCGGCCGCCGCTGATTTCGTTGCCGATCGCGGACATCAGCGACAGGCCGAAGCTCGCCTTGCGGATGTCGTTGATCGCCTGCATGCCGGTGACGCGCATCACCGCGTTCGCCATCTTCCCGGTGAAGCCGTTCTGCCCGAGCCCCTCGTAGAAACGGGTGAGCCCCGAGCGCACGGAGTCGAGCATCAGGCCCTGCGTCTGGATCAACCGGCGGTCGGCCTTGTTCGCGGGGTTGAGCAGGGAAAGCTCGGTGCGCCACGATTGCAGCGCCGGCATGTTGTTCAAATGACGTACCGCTTCCATCATCGGCTTGTCCCCGAAGAGGGAGGCCAGGGCAGCGCCACCGAGTTTCCCGGCGGTGTTCAGGTGCGCGATTCCATCGGCCACCTTCGAAAGCGTCATGTTCGCGCTGGGCGTGATCCGGCCCGCAGCGTAGTCGTAGAGGATGTCCAGCTTCACCGCCCGGCCTTCGAGCGATTCGGTTTTCTTCGGGTCCGCCTTCGTCGCCTTGGACAAAGCAAGATCCCGCAGCGTCTGGTAGGTCACGTCCGGGTTCGGGCCGAAGTGCTCGATGAACGCGATGTCTCTCGCCATCGTCTCGATGTGCCCGGTCAGGATGTCGAATGCGGCCTTCTCGCCAAAGCGCTCCCAGTAGCCGATCACCGCATCAGCATCCTTGAAGTGGACCTGCCGGGATTCCGCGTGCCGGTTCGCCCGCTTGCCAGCGCCCTGCATGCCGGGCTCGGCGTTGGCGTGCCCGTTCGTCGCGATGGTCTCCCAGGCTTTGCCGAGGAAGTCGCGCACCCGTTGGTCCGTGAACGGCACGCCCGCGTCGTCCACGTAGCGCGCGCGATCGAGCAGCGGCATGATTTCCTGCGTCCAGGCGTCCTTGCCCGCGGCCGCGACGCGCTCCTGGCTGTGGTGCTGCGGCATACCCCAGTCGTCCAGCCGCCCGATGTCGCCGCCGGCCTGGTTGAAGGACTGGCGGGCTTTTTCTGCGGTGTCGTGGAACGCCTTCGCGCCGCGCGCGGCAAGCGGATTCCCGGTGTCTTCCCCCCGAAGCTCCTTCACCAGGTCGATCAGCTTCGCGCGGTCCTGAAAGAACCCGAGGAAGTCATTGCCGAGCGCTTCCCAAGTCTTGGTGAGATCGCGCCCCAAAGCGGCCCGATGCCCCGCAACCCGCTGCTCGATCGATTCGACGTTGACCCGTCCGGTGTAGTCCCGGGCAATTACCCGTTCCACCGCATCGAGGTGCGGGATGCCGGCGGCCGTCATGTCGTCCACGTTCCGGACCCTCGCGCCGAGGGCGACGAGCTGGTGGTGCGCCTGCTTCGCCTTCACCTCGGCCTCGTGAATGAGCTGGGCGGCGGCTTCACGGGCGGCGGTAGCGATGACGTTATCTACCGGTTGCCCCATCTTGGCGGAGCCCTGCGTGGTCCTGCCGGCTTTGATGTCCAGGGCGGCGCGGTGGATTCTCTCGTAGATGTTCCTCACCTCGTCGTCGGTCAGGGCGCGGCCGGCGGCGGCGATCAGGCGGGCGGTGCAGTGGGCGTAGCTCAAGCGGCCCCCAGCATGCAGGCGGCGGCGACTTCGAAGAGCTTCGCATCGGCGTTCGCCTGCTTCAATTCCCCCTCGGCGTCCTCCATGAACTGCCTTGCCGTTTTCGTGATCGGCGTCCCGTCAGCGTTCTTCCCGACGGTGAGCGGCACGTCCGGATTCTCGGTTGCGAAACGGGAGGCCTCTGCCTGAAGGGGGTCGGCGCCGGCGACCTCGGGCAGAATGTTCGGCGTCTCTGCGCGCGGCGCGACGGGGGTGTCCCTGAGGTCGATCCCCTCGGCCTTCGCTACCCGGGCGGCTTCCTTTTGCAGGTCGGCGAACGTTCGTTCGGCGTCGGCCTGCCTTGCGGCATCGGGCTCGAACTTCGGCGCCGGCTGGTCCTCGACCTGCACCGGCTTGTCCTGCGCCAGCTGATCCAGCGCCGTGCGCGCGCGGGCCGTGTTGGCGTCGATGTCCTCCAGACCGGACAATTTGCCCGGTGCTGTTTCGACGTTCAGGTGCTCACCGAGCCGCAAAGCCGCCAACGCATCCACATCGGACGGTTTAAGCCCCCGCGTCCAGTCTCCAATGCGTTTCCACGCATTTTCCCCTTGCGCCCGCTGTGCGGGGCTCAGGTGGGCGATGCCACCGAAGGCGACTCCCAGGAGCGCGTCCAGCGTCATCGCCTCCCAGTCGAAGGCCTTGAAGTCCTCCTCCGCTTTGGTCCCGGCGAGGATCGTTCCGGACACCCCCCGGGTCGCAACTCCCTGCGCGACGTTGAAACCAGCCCCCCCGACCACCATGCGCTGCCAGCCGTTCGTGCCGAGGATCGGCGCCCAGATCCCCAAGCCAAGGCCCAGGCCCTGCGCCGCACCTACCAGGTTCGCCTTCAGCGGTTCCACGCCTTTGCGCGAAAGCTCGACCGCGATCGACATCTGGGTCGCCGCGACAGCCGCATGGGGAGAAGCGATGACCAGCGGCAGGGTCGAAAGGAGGGTTCCGGCGATCTGGGCAGCCACTCCGGTCTCCCCCGGCTTCGGGGTCCAGTAGTCAACCGCCGACTGAATGGTGTCCTCGTGGAACTTGAACACCGCATCGGAAAGCGTGGTGTCGATCGGCTTGAGCGGTTCTGGCCGGCGCAGCTTTTCAGCCCCCACGGCCAAGGCTCCAGCCGCCATCACCGGAAGACGGGCGGCCTCGGCAAAGCCCTTCATCGTGTACGTGCCCGTTCCGCTAAGGAAGTTGTCCCATGCGCCGGGCTGGGGTCGCATCACGCCCGGCAGGGACGGCAGGCGTTCGGAATCGACGAGATCGAAGCTCAAAGCCCGCTGCTCCTGCCCTTGCGCGTCACCGGACGCAGATCGACCTCCGGATCACCGGATGGGCGGAACGGCGCAGGCTCGTTGAAGTCGATCACCACCGGCCGCCGGTCCTTGTCCACAAGCTGCCCGTCTCCGATGCGGAAGATGTACCGGCCGTCCCCGACGTTCTGCAAAGGCAATCCGGCGAGCACGCTGCCCGTCCAGCCATTGTCCAGCCGACCGCTTGCCACGACATGCTCGGCGCGCGCGGCCAGTCCGTCCCTGAAGCTCGCCTCGCTGTAGCCGTGCGGCATCACCGCCCAGCGGCCGTTTTTCTTCGTGAAGCCGCCGGTGGCCGCTTCGATCGAATCCTCCCAGCGGCTTGAATTGACGACGCCGGACATATCCCCCGCCCGGTCGGTGCGCGCCGCGTAGATCGCGCGCGCGGTCTGAAAGAACAGGTCCCCGGCTTCCGCGTTGTCGGCGAACGCATCGCGCGCGCGGGTCGCATAGACCTTCAGCAGGTCTCCGTCGAGCGGCATTTTCACGATGCCACCGGCGCCGGGCTTGCCGTCTTCCTTCGTGTTGGGCTTGAGCAGCTGCATGCCCCTGAAGATTTCGTCGGCAAGGAACCGGTCTTTCTGCGACTCGATCCCACGGCCTGCGGCAAGGCCTCCTGCGGCCATCACCGGGTTGTCGGGCGCGATCTGTTGCATCGTGGCCTTGAAGACCTTGTCGTCGCCGAACCCCTGCCGGAGCATGCCGAGGATCTGCCGCGCTTCCTCCGGCTTGGCCGTCTTCAGCATCTGGGACAGGCCCTGCAATTCATCGGGGAACAATCCCTTCGGCGCGAATCCCGTGCGTTTCGCCTGCTCGGTCAGAACGGCCGTGCGAGCTGCGAGGTTCTGCGTCCACGATGCAGGAGCCGCCATATCCAGCCGCTCGACCTGAGCCCCGCCGCGCTCCACCGCGAAGGTGAGGGGCGATTCGGTGCCCATCTTGACCGTTCGGTCCGCAAAACGCTTGAGCTTATCGACGTGAATGAGCTGCTCGCGCGACGGTGTGGGACCGTACTGCGTTTCGACCTCACGGATTTTTTCCTTCATCTTGAACGGCGACAGGCCCGACAGTTCGGTCACCGCCTTTTGTTCGGCGATGAGCGCGTCGGCGACCCCTGCGAATTCGGTGCCCTTCGAGGCTTTCACGAACGCATTGAATTCCGCCGGTGGGATGTCCTTGCCGTTTTCCACGTACCACGACAGGCGCTTCGATTGACGGTCGAGCGCGGAAAGCCTTCGGCGCTCCGCGATCTCGCCCTGCTGCGCGAGGTGCATCTGGTTGCGCTGGATCTTGCCCTCGAGGAAATTGCGTCGTTCCGGTGCGAGGTCGGCGAATTCAGGTTTCTGGAGGTCAGCCGCAGCCGCCTTCAGTCCTGCGGCGCTCGTCTGCGAGGCGCTGATGCGCCGGTCCAGGTCGGTGAACGTGACCTGCTCCTTGAACTCCTGCTTCACCTTGGCGATCTGCGCCGGGTCCATCCCCGCGATAGGCCCCTTCGAATCGATCGCGCGCGTGAAATCGTCTATTGCCTTTGGCCTGTCCTGAAGTGCGTTGCGTTGCAGGGACTCGCGCAATTCGATCAGCCCGGCGCCGATCTCCTGCTGGTTGCGCTTCGTGAGCGCGTCCCCCAGGGTATTGCGCAGCCGATTGCCCGTCGCCCGAACCTCCGCCTTCACCAGTTCCTGATGCGCGGGCGCCACGCCCCTGATCGCTTCGTCGATGTATTTCTGGCTGTCTTCGTCCCAACGCTTGAAGATGTCGTCCTTCGGCACCGTGCCGTCTCGCAAGCCGTTCGCCAGCTGGTCGTAAAGATCGGCCATGCCCCCGCCGATGTTGGCACGAGCGACCATCGACTTGACCTTGTCCGCTTCCTGCGCCGCGGCCTTGGCTTCCGCCGCCTTCACCCGCTCCTCGAGTTTCGCCTCGGCGCTCTCCTGGTCGATCCTCTGCCCGGCGATGGCCATGCCCTTCGCGCCGATGTCGTTATCCGGATCGACGAACGCCGCGCGCGGGTTCGTCCTCGAGCCGTCAGGGACGGTCGGCGCGATCTTCCCGCCGTAGTCGCCGAGCTTGATTCTCACGCGATCCTCACGGTGCCGTCAGAAAAATCACCCGTCCGCCCCCAGTCCATCGGCTTCGCCGCAGTTTTCCAGCCATCGCCCGCCATCTTCGCCCCGCCGGCAAGCACGGAACTGACCGCCCCCATGTAACCGGCGCTCGCCGCGCGCGAGCCGGCCGCGCGCTCCATCGCCGCGTTCTGATCGAGCCGCCGCCCCTTTCGATCTCCGTAAAGGATCTCGTTCAGCGCGTCTTCCTCGGCGTTGCGCGCGATCTGAGTCTGGATCTTCACAGGGGTGCCAGCGGTGACCTCGACACCGGAGGCGGCAAGCGCAGCCACGGCTTCAGACTGCGCGCTCTTGCCCGCGCGTCGCACCTTCGATGCCCGGACCTCCCCCGCCTCGCGCTCGGCTGTCGCGTCAGCTTCTGCCTGATCGGCCTGGAAGCGGTGAAAGTCCTGCTCCTGGTCGCCCTTGTTCATCGACTGCACCGCCGAGAATGCCATCGACGCGGCCATCAGCCACAGGTTTGGTGCGCCCATTTCAGAACCCCTTCAATCTGTAGAGACCACCGAACCGCTCGAACCCCATCCGCTCGTACAGCCGCCCGATGTCCTCCGAGTGCAGCCCGGTCGATACGCCGACCTGCACGTCCTGCGGCTCCAGGCCGATCCCCTCGCACCACGACTTCACCTCACCGATCAGACGAAAGGCCGCAAGCGTCGAACGCGCGGCCGGCGTGACGTAGAAACCGAGGTCGGCGAACATCCTCCGACGAGAGAACCACCACTCGCCCACCAGACCAACGAACGTCCCGTTGATCTCGCCATCGTCACCGACATGCACCAGCACCACCCCGCTTTTCAGGCAACCGGTGAGCGTCTGCTCGACCTTCCCGGCGTCGAATTCGAAGACGCGCAGGACCGGCGACTCGGCATGCATCTCGCGCGCCATGTCGATCAGGCGCGGAAAATCTTCGGCGGCGGCGTGGCGCACGTTACCCATCGTTGACGGAAAGCCTCGTGATGACGCCCAAGACCTGCATCGGCAACGGCTGGTCGCGCAGAATCGTCACCGTGCCGTCGGAGTCCCCGCTGCCGGCTTTCCCCCAGCCGAGGTTTTCGGCCCGCTTGTCGCCAGTGAATTCAGCAATCGGCTGGTTCAGCACCGCGCCGGTCCCGAATTTGCGCGTCGGCAGCGGTTGCCCGTTCACCTTCCCGCCCTTGGTCTTGTAGAACCGGACGATGATTTCATGGATGGAGAGGGCGTTCCCCTGCGCGGTCCCGGTCCCCGTCCCGACCTCCGGGGGCAGGGTTACGATGCGCGCGTCAAAGTGCAAGCCGATCTCTACCACGTAGGCCGCCTTCGCCAGCGTCACCACACCACCGGCGCTGACAACCTGCTGCTTGCCGACGTAGCCATCGGCCACGATGTCCACCGTTTTCAACGCGAGGTGCCCGTAGCCCGTCCAGGTCACCGTCGCCTTCGCCTCGGTGCCGAGCACGGTGATCGCCCCCGGGTCGGCCGCAAGCACCACGGTGTAGGTATCCGCGCCGGTCACCGTGATGGTGTACTCGTCGTCGATCACAGCAGGCGTGAAGCCCGAGAGCCTGATCGTGTCCCCGGTGCTCAGGCCGTGCCCGACGCGCGTCAGCGTGAGCACCCCGGCAAGCCAAGTGGCCACCGTCACCGCGTTCTCGGTCACCGCTCCGGTCAGGCAGCAATCGGTCTCAAGACCCTCCTCGAAGCGCTCGATGTAACGCACGGTCGAGCCATTGATGGTGCGCACCACCACCGCCCAGAGTTGCTCGATCTGTCCGTCAGCATCAGGAATCACCGACACGCTCTCGAACATCCCGTCGGTCTCGTGGCGCGCGAAGCCCACCGCGTCCTGGTCCCGGTCGATGGAAAGCGAGACGAGGAAGCCGTCCTCCCGCACAAACCATGCGACCTTGTCCGGCGACTTCTGATAGGCCGAATCAGTGAGACCGTCTCCAGTGATGTGCTCGGAGAGGACCGAAATGTCCGGCGCGTTGTAACTGTCGTTTTCGACCCGATACCCAAGCGCCCGGATGACCTTGCCGCTCACATCGACGATGATCACCTCGTTCCCAATGCGTAAGGGGCGCACGATCGAGCAGCCGTAAGCGGTCTCCGGGTCGGCTTTCACGTTGGTCGGGGCGAGCGGCTTTTCGACCCCACCAAATAGCGACCACTCCTGCCCCTGCGTGAGCGGCAGGATCCGCTTCGTGGCCGGGAGGTGCTCGATCACGTCGAGCTGGTCGGAATCGAGCGGGAACACGAACCCGTCTGAGTCATCGACCCCGTCGGCGAAGTTGAAGTACTCCGCCGTCCGGGTGCCCCAAACGAAATTCGGGAAGTTCGTGGTGCCACCAGCTATAAGACGTTGCTGGTACAGGCCAACAGCCCGTGGGTAGCCGTCCACCGCGTTCCACGCCACCTGACGCAGCAGCCACGCGCCCGACGGTGCCGCCGTGACGGCAGAAAGCACGCTGCGCACGATGCCGGTTACGACGGTCGTGCTGGTGTAACCGGTGATCTCCACCAGTCCATCGTTGACCTCGACGTAGGACCCGACATGCACGTTCGCGGCGAGGTTCTTCCAGCCCGCAGCACCAAGGGTCAATGTGATCGCCACACCCACCGGCCCGACAATGCTCGGGGTCAGGGCCTGCTTTGGGCTTTCCGTGATCTTCCACGCTTGCGAGGCGACCGGCCCCACCGCGGCGAAGGCATCGGCCGCCGGGATATTCACGGTGACCACCGTCGAAGAAGTGTAGATCGTGACAATCCCCCTGCCCGCGCCGGATTCGATATAGCGCCCCACGTCCCCGGCCTCGAACGAAGCTGCAGCCGCTGTTGCGACCACCGCCGCACCGGAAGTCGCGGACAGCGTCACGGTGGTCGTAGGACGTTCCCCGATCTCCTCCGAGGGAGGGACCTCCCAGGTGACCTGCGATAGCTTCCAGCTCGTGTTCGAGAATCGCACCAGCTTTCGCATCGGGTGGCTCGGATGCGCGAGGAACATCGTGTCCGCGCGCTGCACGTACTTCAGGTCGTCCAGCTCGGTGTCGTCCCACGGCGTGACGACCTCGATGGGGACCGCGCCGCCGTCCACGATCTGCCCGGCCGGCGTGAAAAAGCGCATGTACAACTCGCCAAGCTCGATCTGAAAAGCCTGCGTGCGGTTGAACACGAAAGGCACAAGGCGGGTCTGCTTCGTCGCGTTCTTCGCCGCCGCCGAATACTTCGACCCGCACCTGCTTCGAGCCCCACCGTGCACCAGGGAGTAGAAGTTGTAGAGTTCCTTCGCCCCGTTCGCGAACTTCGCCACATCGACACGCGCGAGCAGCCGCTCGGAGAGTTCCCCGGCGGTGAAGTTCGTCTTGATGACCGAGAGCTTCGGCACCGGTTACCTGCTTCGACGGGCAGCGAGCAGCGGGTAGTCGCCTAACTCCTCGGGCGGGTTCTCCAGGCCGTCGATGGTGCGGGCCTGCTGGAGCTTCAGCTTCCAGAGGTTCCCCATCGCCTCGAACATCGAGGCGGACTTCGTGATCGGGTACGCGCAGGTCATCGCCATGTAGGCCTCGGCCGCTTGCACGAGCAGCGCGTCCCAGCTTGGAATGTCATCGTTGCGGTAGACGTAGCGCAGGTTCAGCAGCGCTTCATCGAACTGGACCTTGCGGCCCTCTAGCTCGAACTGCGGGTTCTCGCCCCTCTCCCCCACGCTCAGGATCCGGAGGCAATCCCCTGGAAGAGCGAACTGGTAGGCGTAGTCGAAGGGCGGGGTCGCAGCGTCAGGCGCAAGCTGCACTCGCTGGATCGCACAATTCCACGGGTGCGACCGGAGAATCGCTTCGAGTGCGTTCGGCCACAGGTTCGCGACCAGCAGTGCCCGGTCGGATTCATCGTCGAACGAGTTGATCGTCTGCGCGCCGAGCAGCAGCAGCGCGTTCGAGCACACCTGGACTGCTGAGGTCGCCATGAGCGCCTACGAGAGGCGCCCGGGGCGGGCGGTTCGCCTTCTTCCCCGGGCAATCCCGTTCAGGTCCCGTCGGTGTAGCGAAGGCGCAAGGCTCCTACCGCCGTCGCATCCGACGCCGCGGTGAGCGTCAGCGCGATGTCGTACCAGATCTTCGGGTCCTCGGTCAGCCCGAGCTGCTCCCAGATCCTGGTGTCCATGTTGGTCGGCGTGATCACCGCGCTTTCGCGCGTGATGATGCTGTTCGCCAACGCGCCGCCGGAGAGCGACAGGGCCGATGCGAAGAAGTCCGCATCCACCACCGCGCCGCCGTCTGCTGCGGTCTTGTACAGACCAACGTCCGCGATTCCCGTGGTGCCCATGTCCGGGGAGTCGATGATCAGGTCGCTGATCCGCCAGCCAGACCACACGCGAAGCACGCGGTAGATCGACGCGATGTCGTCGCCGTTCGTGGAGCCGAACGATTCCACCATTTCGCGCAGCCGGCCGTGGTGCGCATAGGCCGGATGCTCGACCACCGGGGCCGCGTCCATGTTGGTGATCATCGTGCTCTTCGTGAGCGCGACCGCGAGCATCACGCCAGCGATGGGCGCCACTGACGCCGCGTATTCCGGCGAGATCAGGAACGTCACCACGAGCGCGACGAGCATCAGAAGCTGGTAGAAATTTTCTTGGCAGTACGCTTTCAGTTTCATTTGAATCTCCTCTGTGGGCCTCATACCCAGCATTGAACTTCGGACTTCAAAACCGGGAGCCGAAGCCCCCGGGGTTCTTCACTTCGTTACTCGACGCATGCCGTTTCGACGACCTTCGCCTCTTCGATGCGAACCGCGCCGATGGACATGCAGGCGTAGGGCTGCATCGCGTAGGACTTGTCCGCGCGCTCCGTCAACCGGGTCATGATCTCCGCCCCGATACCGAGTGCTACACCGGACTTCGCCCAGCTGCACAGGAAGCGGTCGTTCCCGACCTTGCTCGCACGCTCGAACGGCACCCACTCGAAGCCCGCCCACATGCCCTTCAGGTCGCCCGACTGCAGCATGTTCACCTTGAGGAAGTCGCCCGAGGTCAGCGTGGTGTCCCCGAGCACGTCCTCGAGCGCCTCGCTCGAATACATGTGGTAGAGCTTCTCGCCGTTTTCCTCGTCGGCCTCGTTGGCACGGAAGAGCTTGCGCGCCCCGATGATTTTCGCCTTGGTCAGCCCCGTGGCCGCGACCGCGATCTTCTGGCCCGCGGTGAGGGCCGTCGTGCCCGACAGCGTCCGCGCCGAGCCGCGCATCGCCGCGTAGGTCACGTCGTCCTTCGAGCGGTTCATCGCCGCCACACCGGCCTTCATGTACTCGGATGTCGGGTCTGCCAGCATCTTCTTCTTGTCGAGCTGGTCAACCAGATCGGCCCACTCGTAGTCGTCGAGGTCGATCCACCGCGTGCTGTGCGGCGTCTCGATCAGCGGCGTGTCGCCGTGGCGCGTGGTCTTCTTCTGCGCGGCGGTGGCGCCGATGCGGTTGATCTTCTTCGAATCGCCGACGATGCCGGATTCGACCCGGACCCGCGACTCGAGGCGCGAGGTGCTCTGCTGCGCCAGATGCAGGAAGTTCGTGCTGAACGCCTGCACGAAGGCTTCGGTTACTTGAAAGCTCATGGCCTGCTCCCGTAAAAGTTGAAAAGTTCACTACCTTTTCCGGGTTGTGCCGCCATTTAGCGCTCGCGCGCCGACGGGCCCAGCGCCTGCTCGCTCCGCTGTTTAACGCCCTGCGGTGCTCGGGCGGCGGGCTGGCTCGCGCCAGTTGTTCCGCTTCCACCGGTGCTGCGCGCAGGCCCTTGTGGGGTTGTTCGGCGCGCAGCGCTCACGGTCTGGACGGGTTTTACCCCCGGGGTTGAGCGCCCCGGGTCGCCATTGCGTTTTTATGCAGCCTTGCGCTGCCTGGCTTTCGCCGTCGCCTCGTGGTGCGCCATCACCTGCGCCTTCACTTTTGCATGCCGCGCGTCGGTCGGATTCCAGTACGGCGAGTCCTCTTTGTCAGGAGCCCCACGCATCAACGTCTCCAGGCTCCCGCCATCGAGGATCGCGTCCGGATTGACGCCCGGGTCCTCGCGCATGTCCTTGTGCACCTTCGCGAGGATCCGAACCACCGCCGGAATGTTCCCGATCGAGTCGATCATCCCCTGGTCCTTCTCGTCGGCGTACGCCATGAACGCCTGATAGGCGGAGCGCACCGCACCGTTCATCGCCTCCTCGGTCTTGTAGTGCGTCATCAGTTCGGTGCGGGCCGTGTCGTGCGAAAACTGGCTCACCTGGTTCGCAAGCGCCGGGATCTCTTCGAGGTACACCCCCATCACCCCCTCGAATTGCTTCTGGTTCAGGCCGAGCGCGTGCGCCTTCTCGCGAAAGCCCTTGTGCTTCGCCGGGGCGAGGTCGAACCCGGTGTCCTTCAGTGCTTTCGGGATCTCGAACTTGTACTCGCTCGCCTCCTTCGGCGGCAGGCCGATCGTGCGCATGCGGGTTTCAAGCTCAGTTGTTGACTTCGCCCAGGCAGCGTGATTCACCGCCCCTTTTTCAGCGTCCCAGTATTTCGCCGGGACTTCCTTCGGGCGACGGTCGTCCTTCTCCGCTGCGTCAAGCGCTTTGGCCTCCGGCGTGTCCGGCGCGGGCGGCGGCGGTGCGGCCGGCGGCTGCTTCTCACCCTTGCCGAGCTGTTCCATCAGGTTGGGCTCTTTTGCGGGCGGTGCTGCAGGTGGCGCTGCGGGCGGTGCGGCCGGCGGGGGCGCGGCAGGTGGCGCAGCTGGCGGAGGTGCGGCCGGCGGGGGCGGCTCCTGCGCCACGGCGGTGAGTGAGAGCGCGAGCAGCAGCGCAGCGATGGTGGTTTTAAGCATCCGATTTCTCCTGTTCGATTTGCCCGAGCTTGCGTAGAATGAATCCCACGACTTCTTTCTGCGCCGCGCGCGCCTCGGTTTCGCGCTGCGCTTCGATCCCGCCCCGCACGTACACCGGGCGGTCGTGAAAACGTGCCAGCAGGTCTTCGAGAACGTGCGTCCCCGGCTTGAAGCCCTCGAACGTCTGCTTGTAATCCTCGGGAGTGGCGAGCTCCCCGTCAGACCTCATTTCTTCGCTTCCTCTTTCTCGCACGGCTTGCCGCACAACTTCCGCGTCTCGGCGTGCCGGTCCTGTTCGGCCTTCAGGGCTGCTTTGGCTTCTTCGAGGGCTCCGGCCAGGCTCGCGGCCCTTGTTCCGGCGGCGTTGCGCTGCGCCTCCAGTTCGGCAACGAACCCCTGCACCATGGCGTCAGAGGGCTTCTGCTGCGCCAAGGCAATCAGCGGGAGGAACAGCAGGACGATCAGGATTCTCATGATGTCGGCGCGCTCATCGTGGCGCAGGAAGCGACGACGCGGATTACCCCGGTGCCATCGAAGTTCCCCCCTGCTGCAGTCAGTACGACGTTGTTCGCGGCAGTGAACCATCCCGTTGGATCGGCGGTCGCATCGGCCTGACCGCTGGAAGTTCCGGCAATGGTTCCCACGATGTCGCCCCATCGGTTCGCATCGACGCCATCACCGACCGCGTAACCCGTCGTGCCCGTACCCGCGCCGAGTTCCGTAGTCACGCGAGTCGCTTCATAGGTAGGACTCCTCTTTGAATTTATGCATGGCCCACCTCGTGGATCACGATGGCACCCTTGCCCCCGACGAACACCGATGGCTGCGGCACGTACTTGTCCCCTTGGGCTTCCCG